GTCCGCGACAGTTTCTTATGAGCGTGAGATTCGGCATGAAAAGGGCCACCCGTAGGTGGCCCTTGCCTATTTGCACTGGTATAATCTGTTGATGGAACGGTATGCTGCCCTCTACTTTTGAGGTTTTCGGTGCCGTTCCTTTTTATTTGACAGCTATGTACCTGCCATCCTTTAGCAGCAGGCGCACATGCGCGACCTTTGGGTACTTAGGCGCGAGATCCTTTGCCGCTGATATTAGTGCATTGTCGTCTATTCGCTCGGATACGGAGTTGTCAACGACCATGCACTTGACGCCCTCCTTTCCAGCCGTGCTGTCAAGGTAGTTCTTCATTGCGCCCCATGCGTTTCCAGACGTTCCGATTGTCTTGATTTCGATTCCGTTTTTTAGGTCTGGAAGCCCGACTTTGCGCTTTCTCCCATCTTCCTGAACCCATCTGTAATCTTGGATGAACGTCGGGGCAACGCCGTGATGCGCCAGCCTCTTCGCTGTTCCTATTTCCGCTTTGGTAGCCCGCTTCTCCACCCCTTTGCTGACAAATCCGATTTTTGGTTCCGTGCCAGTTGCGTACCATTTTGGGTCTCTGGTCTCGATCTCCTCGACCATGCGCTTGTTCACGTACTTGTCGAACGCCTTGCTGGCTTTTCCGCCATGCTCCTTGATGTACGCCTCGCGCTCGGCATCGGGCAAGGCATCCCAATCTGAGCGTATGCCGTTGCGCCCGCCGAGCGTGTCCATGCACTCGTTGAACCTGTCATACATACCGTCTTGGTCGTATCCCTTGACCTTCGGCCCCTTGCCGAAGCTCGGCACGACGCGGCAGTCGCACTTGGGGTGTGAGTGGCTCGCAGCCTCCTTCGTCTTGTAGTTGAAGCCGAACGAGGAGAGCATGAGGCAGAAGCCGCACGTCTCGCCAGACGGCACGCGTGCGTACCTCGGCTTCGCCGGGTCTTTGGAGGCGTTGTGCGCCACGCACATGTTCGCGGCCTTGCGGATCTCTGCATCGAGGCGACGAACGCACGCGGCCACGAATAGGTCGGTGGCTTCCTGTTTCACCACGCTTACCATGAACGCCTTCACCGAGCCGTACGTCGCCTGGGGGTCGCGCAGCGACTCGGCGACGGCGGCGTACTTCCCGGGCGCGTCCTGCGCCTTGCGCACGGCGTCGTAGAACTCGGCGGCGCGGCCAGCCGCAACGGTGTCTGCATAGTAGCCGCAAGCCGTCTCGATCACCTCGTAGGTTGCCTCTCGCAGCGCCGCTATGTCGCCGTTCCCGCTCGCCTCCCAGTCGGCCACCAAGCGGGTGAGCGCGTCGCTGGCTTGGCGCTGCGCCCTTCCAGATAGCGTGTTGATTTCGTCCGTGAGCTCGTTAAGCAGGCTGCGAGGTATCTCCGCCATCCTCGCCCTCCTTCGGCTCGAACAGCGAGGCCACGGCGGCGTTCGCCTGCGCCTTCTTGTTGTCGCTGTTGATGCGCTGGATCTGCTCGTCTGTGTAGTCGAGCATTTCGAGCATCACGTCGGAGTTGGCGAGCTTCGGCAGGCCCTGCACCTGCTTAAGCGCGGCGTCGGACAGGCTCACGATCGACGGGTAGGCCGGGGACATGAAGCGCGGGTTGAGGTTGTAGCCGGCATCGCGCTCGGTCTCGTAGTCCGTGCCGTTCGCCACGGCGAGCGCCATGTAGGCCACGTTGCGCAAGGCGTTGCCATTCTCGCGGTTGAGGTTCTTCGCATCGATCACGAGCGGTTCGAGCGATGCGGCGATGGCATCCGAAGAGGATGGGTTGTCGTTGCTCACGCCGAAGAAAGACACCGGAACGTTGGTGACCGCCGACATTTGGCATGCTAGCTGGCGCAGGTACTCGGTGAGCGGGGCCATCTGCAACTGGGCCGACTGCCACACGGTCGGCGAGTCTCCGTCAATGTCTTTGGTGATCTCGTTGACCGCGCCCATCGACGCGTCGTACTTGTTCTGCCCGTTGATCATCTTCTTGTAGGTGCCGAGCAGCCAAGTCTGCGGCAGCGTCGCGGACTCAGATGCCACTTCCATGCGGGCACGTTGGCGTATGGCGTCGTCTGTGATGCTCATGACCGAACGACTGATGCGCGAGGAGCCGAACGGTCGCTCAAGCGTGGCATCGTATGGCATGGGCTCCATGAGACAGCGACCCATGCCGTGCTCCATGTAGTCGGCCACCCAGTGGCCGCTGCCGCGCGTAAGCACCACCAGCGCGTCCTCCGTGAGCAGGTGCACGACGGTCGGCACGCGCTCGGTGTCGCCTGGCATCTTCTTCGACTCGGCCACAACGAGACCGGCCTTGATGCGCTTCTGCGCGTCGTCCCAGATCGCCGCCGCTGCGGTTGCCGGGTACGCTGAGATGATGGGCTTGCCGCCGCCGTCCGTGACAGTCCAGAAGCCGCAGCAGTGCTTCAGCTCACCGATAAGGTTCTTGCGGTAGAGCGCTTCGAGCTGGTTGTCGGCGCATATGTCGCGCAGCTGCATGGTAACGGCCTCGTCGTCGGCAGTGAAGCCGTTGAACACCGAGCGATCTGCCAGGGCGTGCACCGCTTTCTTGGGCCAATCAACGCGCGGGTTGATCTTCTTGGCGAGGGCTTTCGGCATGGCGATGCCCAGGTCTTTGACGCCGATGTGTCCGAGGTAATAGTCCTCCCGCAACATGTTGCGGGATCGGTGGGTGCGCCACGTGTCCATAAGCTCGCGCACGAGCGCCTTGTCCTCGTGTCGCAGGCCTTCCGCCGCCGCGACCTGTCCGGCCAGTTCCATGTTCACTGCTGCCATCAGAAGCTTGCCTCCTGTTTACGTCTCGGGTCTCTCTTGGTTGTCCTCGCCGCCCATAGGGCCAGCGATGCGCTCTCGATCGGCGCTGATGAAGAGTCGGGGCCGTCACCGAAGCCCCAGCCGTCGCGCCCTACGTCGCGCTTGATCGACTTCGTTGCGGAATCGTCCAACGCGGGCGACTCGATGTGGCTCGTCGTCCTGGCATTAACCTCGTCGGCCAGCATCGTCGCAGCAGCCTGAACGATCGCGGTGCTGCCCATGACGATCGCCGACTTCGGCATCCTGCCGTCAAGAAGCCGCTGCTTCAGCGCGTCCGCTCCGCTCTTTCCGTCGATGCAGACGCACGCGATCTCCTCGCGGTTGAGCAGCAGCATGTCGGATATGCCGACAGTGCCGCCCTCAGCGCCCATGAGGTCGTAAAGCTCGACGTAGGAGCCGGCACCGCGCTCCGCCTTCGCCCAGGACACGGCAACGCGCGACCCGTCGGGCGAGAACTTCACGCCGAACGCGAGCTTGCCTCCCTGCATCGGCCCCGCCACCTCGCACGCCTTCCACTTGGCGCTCGAAAGCGCGTATGAGTCGGCTCCGCCGATTGGGCTCCACCAGCCAAGGCGCTCACGCGCGAAGACGTCGGGCTGCATCTGCTCGGACTCGCCGCGTACGGCCTCTATGTCGAGGATCGTGCCGAGAGACGGGTTGTACTCGAACCATCGCGACTCGTCGTGCACGTCGCCGATCTCTGTAGCGCCCCACTCGATCCATCCCATCTCAGACCTGCCGTTGTGAACGTCCTCGTGGAGGTCGCGGAACACCGTGCCCACGTTGTCGGGGGCTGGCGGCGTGCCCAGGTAGATCGTCTGCGGGTTGTGCTTCGACCCTGCCGATATGGCGGGCAGCGAAGCCGCCTGCTGCTTGTCAGTAAGCTCCTGCGCCTCGTCGTAGATAAGCACGTCGTAGGTCTTGCCTCGCGCCAGCGAGTCGGTGCGCGTGGTGAAGCGGATAAGACCGCCGTTCTTGAGTTTGATGGCCTGCTGGCCGTTGGTCTTGCGCACGGCGAGCAGCAGGTCGTTAAGCTCAGGCTCGTCCTCGTCCTCGAATGGCCTTGAAAGCTCCTGGAACATCTGGTCTGAGGTGTCGCCGTGCTGGCATGTGTACAGAATCTTCTCGCCGTTGAGGGCGCCATGGAAGCAGCGGGCGCGAACGTCCCAGCTCTTGCCATTTTGTCGCGGGATGGATATGCCGATCGAGCGCAGCAGGTACTTGTCGCGTCCGTCGCGGGCGAGCATGGCATCGAGCAGGTGTGGCTGCCACGGCAGCGGGTCGCCGAAGTACGCGGATGCCAGTTCTGCCGCCATGGGGCCGTCTCCGTCGAGCCTTTCTGGGATGTTCGCCTCGTATGTCGGGGTCTGCCTCGCCTGCATCACGCGCCTGCCGCCTTGGCACGCGTCTCGCGGTCGTCGAACATGAGCGTGAGCAGCTTGCCGTGGGCGCTCGCGGGTCGCGCCTGCTGCACCGTGACGTTGCGGGCCGACTTGGACAGGCCGAGCTGGTCTGACAGCGCCCTGATTTCGGTGCTGGCTTCCTTCAGAACGGTCAGCGCCGGATTCTTGCGCATCATCTTGAGCCGCTTGCCGCCCTTGCCCCTGATCGGCTTGTATGCGGTGGCGTCGAGTATTTCGATCTCGTTGTTACCGAGGGCCATGGCCTCGCGTGCCTGGTTCGCCACGGCGTGCCAGTAGCAGAGTAGCGCCAACGTCGGCGCATCCTCCTGCGCGAACGTGCGCCTCGCGGTCAGCTGCTCCCAGATGGCGGCTTGCACGGGGTCGCTAGCCACTTCCTGCGGCATCTCGATGTTCTCGGCCATGATTCCCTCCTTCTTCGCGGGGAATCGTAATGGCGGCGTGAGATAGCGAAATCGTTCGGAACGGGCGGGGGGAAATCGGCCCTAGGCGGCCGGGGTGGCCTTCTGACCCGGGGGAGGGGCGACCGCCCCGCCTCTTTTCGGCGGCTTCGGCGCTCGGAGCCAAAAGAAAGGGCGCGACCGCCGAAACGACCGCGCCCCTATTGGTGCATTGCTATGTTTTGCTCTAGAACAGCCGCGTGCGGCGTATCTGGTACTGCTTGGCGTCTCCCGGCATCCTGTTGCCGCGCCGCTGGTTGCAGATCCTGTGGGCGGCGTCCACGTTGGAGTAGTCCAGCGGGTTGCCTCCCCTCGATACGGGCAGCAGCTCGTCCACCTCGAAGCTCCACGGGTCGCCGCTCGGCAGGCTGTAGTCGATCGGCTGACCGCATATGTGGCACGGCCTGCCCTCGGCTCTCAGCCTTGCCCTCAGCTTGCGCCGCGCGTTGCCGTTGCGGTTGCGCGGGTTGCCGCTCATGCCAGCAACCCGGAGATTCCCGAGATCGCCCACGCGATGCCGTAGCATGCGAGCGCGATGAAGAAGATTCCGATGGCGGCGCCGAGAACCTTGCCGATAAGTTTGTTAATCATATCATCCTCCAATGATCATGCGGGCCAGCGATACCGCCGCCCACAGCGTCAATCCGTCTATTAGCAGGGATGCCGCTATCACGAGCAGACATCCCCGGTTGCATCCCGGGCGGCTCATTCGTCCTCCCACCTTATCGTTCCGTCGTCGTATTCGGCCCGCAGCCAGTCCAGGTACTCGCCCCACGAGGCGAAGTCCCGCACCCGGCGCGATGCGAACGCGCACGTGGTGAAGGGGTTGCACTCGCTCACCGCGATGCTGAACCGCCGTCCGTCGCGCAGCATGCGCACCTCCATGCGCATCGCGGCCTCGGGCGAACCGAAGTACCGCTCCCAGTTGGTCAATCGTCCACCTCCTACCCGCAGGCGAGCAGGGCCAGAACCACCAGCCCCGCCGCCAGCGTTCTGATTACATAAAGCTCAAGGGCCACAACCGCGACAAGCAGCGCGGCGCATGATGCCGCTATCCATCGAACCGTTTGCACCAGTCCTCCTGCATGTCCTTGTAGTGTTCGACGATCCAGTCTCGCGCCCACTTCGCAGCCTCCCATGCCGCCATCGGCTCCTTCGCCTCCTGAGCGCTGAAAGCCTCCTCGAACTCAAGCTCGCAGATGCCGTAGTCGCAGCATCCCTCTATGCAGTGGGCGCAATCTCCGCAAGCCGGCTCGTCCACCTGGTTCCACGGCGCGTTCGGGTCTCCATCGAAGCAGCCGGGCGGCAGGTTCCACCCGCTGCCCGGCTCGTAGTAGGCCATGCTCACGAGGCATCACCACGGCACGGTAGGTCGTACCCGATGATCTCAAGGTCGTAGGCCACAGCTGCGGCGCGCTCGACCTTGCAGCCCCGTGCGTTCTCCCAGCCATCGCATAGGTACACAGCGTCGCACTCGGCCATCTTGCCAAGGCTTTGGCTCAGGTAGTACAGCGGCACGTTCACCACCTTGGGCGGCACCGCGAGGCCGTCCTTGAAGTACGTGTCCACGACCTCGTATCCGCGCCGCTCAAGCTCTGCGACCGCCTTCGCGCGGGCCTCAAGTATCTGCTCCTCGCCAAGCCCGTTCATGGGCTGGACGATCATCGCCTTCTTCATTTCTGCTCCTCTCGCACGTTGCTATAGTCGATTTCGTCGCGGCACTTTTCGCAGACCTCGCCGACACGCTTCTTGTTGTCCTTCCAAAATTCGCGCGGGTAGCACGTGAAAAACGGGTTGCAGTGCGTTTTGCCGCACCTCGCGCACGTCCATTTATACGGGTCGCAGCTCATGCGATCTCACCCGCCTCGGCCATGGCGATCCTCTCGCCGATCCACCGCATCACGGGGACGGCCATGCTGTTGCCGATCGCCTTGTATCGCGGGCCGTCCGGGCACTCCTCTGCGGGCTTGCCGCGATAGGGTATCTTCGTCCAATCGTCGGGGAATCCCTGAAGGCGCTCGCACTCACGCGGCGTGAGCCTTCGCACAACCATGCCTCCTCCTTCCTCGCTGAAAAGCGTCTGAGTGTTGCTGGTGGAGAGGGTGAGCGTCACTTCGTCGCTCACCAGCGCTCCTTTGCCCCCCGCCCGCGCATCCGCAGCGGACGAGCAGCGTGCAGGCGCTCACAGGCACACCGACGGCGCGTCGCCGCCAACCTTGAGCGTGCCAACCATGTCGTATCCGATCGCCGTGTTGGCGTTGAGGTCGGCCATCGTTATCGGCTCGTCGATGGGGTAGACGGCGGGGTTGTGCCAATCGGCGGTGAGCGTGGGAGACTGCTCGGGCTCTGCGCCTACTCCTCCCGCGCCTGCCCCTTGGTGGTACTTGAAGCCTGCGCTGCGAGGGCTTCTTCCAGCCTCTTCGGCAAGGCTCGCCCTCTTTTCTGCGCTCGATTCAAGATCCCCTCGCATGCTCTCCGGCTCAATGAGTACGCCGATGGGGGGGCAGGCTCCAAGATGTCCGACAAGAAAGAGACGGCGGCGTCTTTGGGCCACTCCGAAGAACTGCGCATCGAGTATGCGCCACGCCAGGCCGTACCCGAGCTTGTCCATTTCGGACAGGAGCTGTCGGAAAGCCTCCCCATTCTCGCTTGAGAGCGCTCCCGGGACGTTTTCCCAAAGAAACCATCGAGGACGTATCTCACGTACCGCCCGAATGTACTCGAACATGAGTCCTGACTCACCTTGCAACCCCTCCCGTTTGCCCGCGATCGAGAAGGACTGGCACGGGCTTCCGCCAACCACCAGATCCACCTTGCCGCGGTACTTCTTCCAGTTCATCTTGGTAACGTCGCCGATATTCGGAACCTCTGGGTACCGCTCGGCCAACACGGCGCTGGGGAACTCGTCGAACTCGGCGAAGCACGCAGGCTCCCAGCCAAGCGGCTCCCACGCCACGGTTGCGGCCTCTATACCGCTGAAAAGCGAGACGTACTTCATTGGTGCGCCCCCAATGCTTGCTCGACGAGCATGAAGAAGCGGCGCTCGGCGCTGTCCGACGGGTTGCGCTTGCGCATGTCGGCAATCTTCAGCAGCTCGTCTTCCTCGTAATAGGTGGCGTCCCAATCGACCTCGGGCCAGTCGTAGCAGGAGCAGTGCCAGCCCTCCAGTAAGATATAGCCTTTGTCGTAATAGTCGTTGATTCCATCGCCGGCGTAGATCAGCATGTAGCGCTCTTCGCTGTAATCAGGCTCGCTTTGAGCCGCGCAGATGATGCGCCACGGCTCGATAATTTTCGGCGCCTCGATGGTCTTCATGACTCGTCACCGTCCTCGGCCTTCGGCGGTTTCTGCTCGAATCGACACCACCTGGTTCCGCGCACGTCTATTGCAACGAAATTGTCGTAGCGCTCGCAGCACGTGCGCTCCACGTGGTCGAGGTATGCCGCACTGTTGCACAAGATTGTCACGCTGTTGAAGGCCTTGAAGCGCGAGTGCACGCATTGGGTGCACGGCGGTGTCTTGGCCTTCCTAATCTCCATGATCGGGTTTTTGAGCTTCATCGTAGGCGCCTCGTTCCTCTTCGCTTGCTCATCGCTCCGCCTTCTTCCCGCTCAAGACATGCAGCACCCATTGGGCTGGCACCATCGCGCAGCCGTACACGTATTCGCCGCTCGGCGGCTCGGAGGGGTCGAAGGATAGCCTGTCGGCGAATGAGCCGTCGTCGCCTTCCATGTCGTAGAGGTCGATTCGGCTCGAAAGAGCCCGGCATTCGTCGACGAGCTCTTCGATTGTTTCGGGGCGCTTCTTTTCACTCGTCATCATCTTCTACCTCCTCGCTCTGCTCGTCGGCGCATGCCGAGCCGTCTATCAAGCCAGCCAGGCGCATGAACAGCGAGCGCGGATTGGGAAAATCGTCCTCGCCCGTGGCGATGGATTGCAGCCTCGCCCACCACTCGGACAACGTCGCGCCTTCGCCGTAGACCGCATAGTGGCGAAGCTCTTGCGCAATCTCCCTGCGCTCTTCGTCGTTCGCCATGCTGGCCACCTCGTCGATTGGTGGCACGCGCATATCGCTCATTCGGCCACCTCCACACACCCGGGGAACCGGCCCCGCAGGTCGAGCACGGTCCCGTCTTCCAGCAGCGCGAAGCACTGGTAGCTGTCGTCGGTCAGCGACTCGACGATCGAAAGCGCCTCGGCCTCGTCGTCGGTCTTGGCGAGCAGGATGCCCTGGCGGTAGGCGCTGGCGTAGCTCTGGCACAGCGAGCGCTCGTAGATCCCGATCATTCCTGCTCCGCCTTCCACTCGTTGACCAGCTCGTCGTACTCCTCTCGGAACTCAGGCTCGAAGTAGGCGATGAACTCGCTCTTGGTCATGCCGCAGCGCAGGCTTGAGTAGCCGACGTGCTCGATGCACCAGTCAGAGAACGGAATGAGCTTGCCGCCGTCGTCCACGCTCGTGCGGTAGCCGGTGCCGTCGCGGTAGAGCTTACGGCGGCCTTCCTTGCGGATGGCCTGCTCGACCTTCGAGGCATCGCGCTCGCCGCGCTCCATGAGCTTGCCGCGCAGCTCCTCTGCCTCGTCCTGCGCCTGCTCAAGCTTGCCGCGCAGCCAATCGCGCTCAGCCCGCGCCTGCTCCAACTGATCGAGCACGTACTGCTCGCATGTCTTGATCTCCATGGGTTACATCCCTTCACGTATCATCTCGTTGCCGTCACGGTCTGTGATCAGCCAATATCCGTATTCGTAAAGCCCGGGGTCGTGCGGCTCGTAGACCTGCAACAGCTGACCCGTCCACCAGGCCTCCTCGTAGACCGGATGCCGCCAGCGCCACTCGGCCTTGAGCCGCGCCCCGCCGTGGAACTTGTCGTGGCACCCGGTGGTGCCGCTGCCGCAGAGGCAGAACAGCGGGCTTCGCAAGTCCCAGGAGCCGCACGGCGTGACCAGGCGGAACGTCTCGCCCCAAGACCGGTGCGCCACGTGGTGCACGCTTCCGGCGCGCCTGCCGCAGACGCAGCATCGGGGCGAAAGCGCCTCGTAGGCCTTTCCGTGGGTGTAGTGCACACCCAGGTGAGGCTTGCCGTAAAGCTCGGCTCGCTCCTTGGGGTAGCCGCGAAGCACCCCTGCATCGAGGATCATTGCAGCCTCCCGTCCGGTCCGTCGAAGTGCACGACCCTCGCGCCGCCCCTCAGCCGCGACACTATTGCCTTCGCGGTGTCGGGGTCTCCCTGCTCGGCAAGCCTGCGCACGAGGTCGCTCGGCTTGTACTGCGTGGTCACCAGCGTGGGAAGCATCGCCGAATAGCGCTGGTCAATCAGGCTGAACAGGCTGTCGAGCACGAAGCCCGTCGGCCTGCGCTTGCCCAGGTCGTCCACGATCAGGTAGCGCACCTCGGCGTAGCGCTTGAGCGGGTCGCCGCCGTCGTGGAAGCTGCGCTGGATCTCGTCGAGGATGCGGTACATCGGTGCCATGAGCACCGACCGCTTGCCGCCGGCCAGGCGCTTCGCCACGGCTGCGGCGCAGGTGGTCTTGTGGGTTCCGACGTCTCCCCAGAGGTACACCCACTGGCCGCGCTTCATGCACTCGGCGACCTCCGCAGCCAACGGGTGGTCGAGGCTCACGTAGCGATCGGGCACGCCCGCTCGCTTCCAGTCGTGCATGGCTCTGTCGAGCGCAGCCTTGCGAGCCGCCTCGGCCTCGGCCTGGCGCTCCTTCTCGCGCTCGGCCTCGGCGCCTGCGCAGCCGCACTGCTCGTAGCCGCAGAACAGCGTCCGCCCAGCGAGCCGCGTGGTGCGGGCCTTGAGGGTCGCGCCGCAGTGCGGGCACTCAGTCGTAGGCCGAAAATCCATCGTCTGGCACCTCCTTTGCCATGCCGTTTTTTGGCTTCGAGGAGCGCACCCAGATGCGCACCGAGGCCTTCCAGTCCTTCATCTTCGCCTTTCCGACCATCCAGCCCTTCTGGGCGTAGAAGTCGACGAAGCGCTCGGGGTCGAAGTCGGTCGAGGCGAGGTCGAGGCCCTTGCCCTCCGCGTAGCTTCGGGCGTACTCGTCGACCTCGGCGGGAGAGGGGGCGCGGAAACGCGCCGCTTTCCCTCTCTCCTTAATCCCTTTTCCTGACTCCTCTTCCTCTTCCTCTTCGCTTGCCCGTTTGCTCTCGGGTTTGCTTGCATCGTTGCTTGCCGCTTTGCTCTGCGTTTTGCTTCCGCTTTTGCTTGGCGGTTTGCTTCCCGTTTCGCTTGCCCGTTTGCTTTCGGGTTTGCTTGCCGCCTTGCCGCCCGATCCTCCCGCCACGATGCGCTTGCGCGAGGTCTCCATGACTGGCTGCACGGCGAACAGCACGGCCTCTTGGGCGTCCGTCCGAGGCTCGGGCTGTTCGCCAGTTCGCAGGTACCGGACGATCATGCCGATAAGCTCGTCGCCCTCCCTGCGGTTGCGCAGCCTAAGCGGCCCGTCTATGAGCGAGTCCAGTACCTGCATGCCGCCATCGCCCCTAAAACGGGATGTCGCCGTCGTACAGGCTTTCCTGGGCGGGCGGCATGGGCGCTTGCTGGGGCGCCGCCTGCGGGGCGGGCTGCGGTGCGTACTGGGCGGACGCCTGCTGGTAGCCCTGTGGTGCCGCCGGGGCTTGCTGGTAGGCCTGCTGCGCGTTCCACTGCTGCGGCGCCGCCTGCGGGGCGGGCTGCGGTGCGTACTGCTGCTGGTATCCCTGCGGTGCCGCCGGGGCTTGCTTCTGGCTCATGAGCTCGATCTCGTCCACGATCACCTCAAGCTTGGATCGGCGCTGGCCGTCCTTGTCCCAGCTCGAATAGCGCAGCTTGCCCTCGATGGCCACTTTCATGCCCTTGTGCAGGATGCGGCCCATGCTCTCGGCGCGGTTGCCGAACATCGTGCAGTCCACGAAGTTCGGGTAGTCCTCCCACTCGCCGGTTTGCTGGTTGCGGCGGCGGTCGTTGACGGCCACGCCGAAGCCCAGAACCTGCATGCCGCCCTGGGTAGCCCGCAGCTCGGGGTCGCGGGTCAAGTTGCCGCTGATGTTCACTCGGTTGATCGACATTTAGTAACTCCCTTCGCCCGTCCCGTTGGACCAGGTGCGCTTTATGTCCTCGTCGACGGTTCGGATCTTGAGCTTGTACACGTTTATCGCCTCTTGGCTCGCCTTGTAGAGCGCTTCGGAGCAGTCCCTGCGCTGCTTCAGCTCGGCTATGTCCTGCCGGCCTCGGCAGAGGTCGCTTATCACCGTCACGGGCGTTCCCTTGGATCGCTCCTCAAGGATCGCGATGCGCAGCGCCTTGCGGTACTCGGCCTCGTTCTCGGCGTACTGGCTTCCGCTGTTGCGCAGCGCCTGAAGCTCGTCCATGAGCCTGTCGAAGAGCTGCATGCGCTCGGCGTAGAGGTCTTGCATGGCCTACACGACCTGCCACGCGGGGGACGGGCAGCACCCTGGGTTGGCCTTGAACTGCTCGTACTGCTGACGGCTCTCGAAGACGTAGGAGGTGCCGCAGCTCTTGCACTTGGCGATGAACCGGCCGAACTCTGGCGGCTCCTTCTCGGCGTGCTTCTCGGTTCCCATGAGCGTGTCTGGGTCTGAGGTGCCGTCGATGTCGAACGCGCCGCAAAGCGCGTACTTTCTGGCGTAACTGGATGCGCTGCCCGTGACCTGTGCCTCGTTCATTCCCTTCTGGCTCAAAGGCTCGCGGGCGTAGGCCGTAACGTCCAGGGGATCGCCGTGGCCGTCCTCGAAGAACAGGCGGCACGTGGCCTTGACGTAGTAGCGCTCGCCGATTTGCTCGATGCTGTCGTTGAGCGTGAAGGCTATGCCCGCCTCCTTGCACGGCTCCTTGAGCGCCGCCACGATGTCCTCCATCGAGCGGTAGTAGAAGTTGCCGTGGGCGTTGTAGCGTGCTTTAGGCACAACTACGGATCGCTGCACCTGGGCCACGGCCTCGGCCAGCGTCATGTGCTTGTCTTCTGCCATCGTCTACTCCATCCTCGCTGCTACCTGGGCTGGCGTGCCCCGGCGGATGCTTCCGGTGATTCCCTGCGCCTTGAGTACGGATGCGAGCGCCTGCATCTGCGATCGCGTGGCGCTCGGCACCTCGACCGTCCACGCCTCCAAAGGCTCCGCGACCGGTGCTGGCATGGGTGCCGGCATGGGGGCGGGCATTGGCGCTGGCGCGGGCATCGGCTCAGGCTCGGTGATCTCGACCGGCTCAGGCTCTGGTTCCGGCATCGGTTCCGGTTCGGGTTCTGGTGCCATGGCCGCCTTCAACTCGGCGATGCGCTGGTCTTCCTCGTCGGCCAAACGCGCTGCGTTCAAGGCGGCTCCGAGGTCGAGCGTGCGGAAGAATTCGCGCTCCGCGTCGGCGTAGTGCGGCATCGCCTCCTGCTGGGCCTTGAGCGTTTCCCAGTCTCGGGCCACGTCGGACACCTTTGCCTCAAGCGCCTGCTGCGCCTTGATCTCGCCGAAGGTCTTGTTGAGCCACTGCGGCTCATGCAGGCGCTCGTAGGGGACGACCGGCGCGAGCAGTCCCGCGAACTCCTCGTAGTGCTGCTGTAGGCGCGAGTAGAGCGCGTCCTTGCGCGTCTGCTCGGCCTCGTCGAGCTGCGCCTTGATGGCGTCGGTTGACTCGTCGATGATGGCCGTGATTTGCTTGCAGCGCCTCTCGAATGCGTCGAGCGGCTTGTTGTACTCGCGCTTCACGGCCTTGCGGCGTTCGTCGATCTCCTTCTTGATGCCGTTGAGGTAGCTGCGGTCGTGCTTGGCCTCCTTGATGGCCTGGGCGCTCGTGAGGTCGTAGGTGGCGCCCTCGTAGTCGGCGACGACCTTCTTCACGTGGGCCTCCAACGCGTCCATGTTCGAAGCGATGGTGGCCTCGGTGTAGGTGACCTCAAGCGTGGTGGCCTCGGCCTCGATGACCTCTGCCTCGACCTGCTGCGGTTCGGTTTCCTTAGCCATAGATCTCGCCCGTCTCGTCGTCGAAGTCCATGGCCTGCTGCTGCTCGGCCACGGTGAGCAAAACCGTCTTGCCGCTCTGCTTGATGATGCGGAAGGCGTCGGCGTTGTCGGTAAGGATCTCGAATTGCAGGGTCGCCACGCTTCCCTTCACGGTGGCCTGCTTGAACTGCGCCTGGATGGTCGCTTCGTTGATCATGTCGCTACCTCCTATTTGATGCCGAGGACGGCGGCAAGGAACGCGCGACCGAACTCGAGCTCTTCCTCGCTGACGGGCTTGATCTTGTCGGCGATTAACTTGCGGCTCTTGGCGACGCACTTCTCGTCGATTCTGGAAAGCCCGGCCTCGCAAAGCGCGATCATCACGTGGTAGGCGTTTGCCGCCGTCTCGCCGTCGTTGTTGTCAGGATGCGCGGCGTCGAACATGAGGTTGTTCGCGATGCAGGCGGCGTGGTTGAGCACCGCTTTGTGGAACTGGCTCCCGTGGACGTCCTCAAAGCCGTTCTCTTCGAAGTATTTGGCGTTCATTTCTTCTCCTTCACGTACTCCTCGACGAAGTACTCGATGTGGATGCTGATAAACGGTTGCGTCCCGTGGCAGGGCCTCGGGCGCTTGTCCACGGTGCAGGTGATCACCTGCTGGTCGTCCTTGAAGGCAAGGCCGTTGAGCGAGTCGCAGACGAGCTTGCCCACGTTGTCCCAGTCGGGCTTTCCCATGTCGGAGCGCCCTTCCCAATACTTGGGGTTGCTCTTCGCCAGCGGTCGATAGGTGGATATGCGCATCCTCACGGGGCCGTCGTGCCCGGCGAAGGTCTCGCCGTATTCGGCCCGCCACGCGTCGCGCACCTCCTTCTCGGCCTTCAGGGTCTTGGTGGGGGTGTAGGTGCGGTGGTTGCGGTAATCGGTGCGGGGGCGCTGCTTGCCCACGACCTCACGAACCGGAACCACGACCCGCGCCGTCGCCGCCAGCGTTTGAACCCAGCTCATTCGCTGAAACCGTCCGACTGGCTGCGGTGCTTGTTGAAAGCGCCCCTCAGCTGCGGGTAGCGGGCCTCCATGATGCGGGCCAGGCTCGGGGCGATGCCGTTCTTGCAGGCCACGTGCAGCTCGTTGCGCACCATGTTCACCAGGTAGTTGACCGACACGTAGCCCTTGCGGTTGAGCCTCACGGCGTTCTCCACCATGAAGTTCCAAGCGCCTGGGTTGTCCTCGATCCACTTGCGGGCCTCTTGGAAGTCCTGCTCGCCTGCGGAGCCGAGGCCGAATATCTCAAGCTGGTTGCTCTGCGGCTTGGGGCTGTAGCGCTCGTCGTTACGCATGGACGACACCCGCCGTGGTCTCGTATGCCTGCTGGGCCGTTGCCACAGCGCCGTCCATCGTGGGGATTACCCACGCCCACAGGACGATGAGGAAGATGATCGTGGCGGCTAGGAAGCCGACCAAAACGCCAGCCTTGAACTGGGAGGCGTCCTGCATCTCCTTCGCGGTGGGACGGGGCTTGCGCTCGAATGGTATGATGGTCGAAGCATCGTTCTCGATGCGGTTCATGCGGGCGCTCGGAGTGTGGTAGCTGGGGGCGCTCGCTTTCTTTTTGCTTTGCATTTCGTGCTCCTTTCTGATGTTTCCGCAGGTCATAGCACGTGTGGCTTTTGGTGTGCCTATTTTTGCTTTTTCTTGGCGCGGCTCTTTGCGCTGTAGTAGCGCTGTCGCTCCTGGTTGTTCCTCTTCTCCCTAACCGCCTCCTCTCGCATGGCGTTGGCCTGCTCGGCTAGGTCGGACATGTGAAGTTCCTTCGTGCACTCGATGCACCAGCCGTTGATCCGGTTCAGGGGACGGAATGTCCATCTGCCGCAGTTTGGGCACTGGCTCCGCTTGCGGAGTGAGAGTCCGCAGCGTTGCGCTTGCCACTTAACCGAGTCTTCCGAACGTCCCAGCGCCTTGGCTATCGCTTTAGCGCCTTCGCCCGCGTGCTCTTCGAGGTACTTGAGTTCACGTGTTGACCACTGCCTCATTACGCCTGCTTCTCGCCTTTCTGCTCGCTTTCCCGGTACGCCTTGACCAGCACGTCGCACATGTGGTCGAATGCCAGCTCGCGCGGCGTTTTGGGCTTTTCTGCCTGCTGCTTGGTGGGCGTCTGCTGTTCGGCCATTTAGGCCACTGCTCCTTTTGACGTGCGCTCGTCTACGAGGCCCGCCAGGTAATCAACAGAGCATCCGTAGAGCTTCGCCAGATTGATTGCGTCTGGCACGAGAAGCGGAGAGCTTTCGCCGCGTTCCCACTTGCCGATTACGTACTCGGAGCGGTGAATTTTTTCTCCAACCTCTTCTCTGGTCAGGCCCGCCCGCTTACGCTCGGACACAAGATTGTTGAGCATTGTTTCCTCCTTTGCACTAGTTTCTTGTGCCTGATTGGCACTATATACAAGCTTCTTGTATCTGTAAACCCTAAAAGTTTGCCATCTGTACAAGATTCTTGTATGCTGCAACTATCCTAAGTTAGGGGTGAGATATGAGCCTTAAAGACCTCAGGCAGCGATCAGGGCTGACCCAAAAAGAGGCAGCGAATGTGTTCGGCCTCAAATACCGGACTTATCAAAACTACGAGCTGGGCAACACTAGCCCCGACATGGACACAGCGGCAGAGTTTGCACGCTATTTCAAATGCACGATTGGCGAATTGTTTGACCTTGAAGAGGGCGACAGCGAGCAAATTGGCAACGCAGATCGCGAATTGCTCGACCTTTTCAATTCAATGAACAAAGACGGTCGTAAAGCATTAATGAGCGTTGCAAGAGGCCTCGTAGATGTATTTCCGAACAAATAGGAAGGGAAGACTATGGCGTTGAAGGACATGATGAAAGACATGGCAAGCGCCGCCGTGTCGCAGGCGCAGGGCGCTGTGCAGGAGGCTATGGAGCGCGATACGCAAACGGCCAAGTCCGGCGGCGTGATGTCGGGCATGATGGGCCACTACTCGGAGATGTCTGTCGATGCGGCGCAGAAGGACTACGGCATGTACCTCATGCGCGGCGAGTCGTTCACGCGCTGCTTCGCGCTGGTGCGCGACAAGATGCTGTTCACCGACAGGCGCGTCATCTTCATCGACCACCAGGGAATGACGGGCACCAAGGCGGCGGTCGTGTCCATCGACCTGAACAGCATCGTGGAGGTGAACCTTGAGACGGGCGGCATGGGCTTCGACCACGCCGAATTGTCGTTCTCGTACATCACCAGCCCGTACTACAAGGTGTACGGCGTGCAGACCGCCACGAAGACGCTTGAGTTCCCCAAGGGCTTCGACGTGCAAAGCCTGTACGGCATGCTCTCGGAGCTTGCGTACGAGAACGTGCGCCGCATCAACGCCTAAATATTAGATACATAAAAGAAGCCCCACGGGGTCACAGCGTTGCAGCGCTACCAGTGGGGCTTTCCACAGAACCTCTGAAAGGAGGCCGTTCCATATTATGCCAAAAACAGCGGTGATATACGCCCGCTTTTCATGCAACAAGCAGCGCGAGGCCTCGATAGACGACCAGCTGCGCGTGTGCCGTGACTGGTGCAAACGCGAGGGCTACGCCATCGCCGCCGAGTACTGCGATTACGCCATATCGGGCCGCACCGACGACCGCCCCGAGTTCCAGCGCATGATAGCCAACGCGGGCGAATCCGACATAGTGCTTGTGTACATGATGGATCGCTTCAGCCGTGGGGAGTACGACGCGCCCATATATAAGCGCGAGCTTGCCCAGCACGGCGTGAAGCTCGTCTCGGCGCTTGAACAGATACCAGATTCGCCCGAGGGCATCATTTACGAGAAGCTGCTTGAGGGCCTTGCGGCGTGCGAGTCGAAGAAGACCGCGATCCGCACGAGGCGCGGCATGGAGGGCAACGCGCTCAAATGCAAGACCAACGGCGTGCGCGTGTTCGGCTACGCCAGCAACGAGGCCGACGAGTACGTGATCAACGAGGACGAGGCCGCTTTCGTGAGCGAGGCGTTCAAGCGGCGCATAGCAAAGGAGACCACCAACTCGATAGCTCGCGACTTCGCGGCACGCGGGGTCAAGACCTCGCAGGGAAACCCGTGCGGCTACTCGATGGTCGAGCGGATGGTGAAGAACCGGAAGTACACGGGGCGCTACGAGTGGGGCGGCGTTGTCAAAGAGGGCGGCATGCCCGCGATTATCGACGAGGTGACGTTCATGGAGGCACAGGGCATACGCGCGGCCAAGGAGCGCAGCGCGGAGAGCTGGGGCGACTTCGCCCTTTCCGGCAAGGCGATCTGCGCGGGCTGCGGGCGCAACCTGCAAGGCGTGAGCGGGCGCGGGCGCGGCAACCGCAAGTACGAGTACTACCGCTGCCACGACGGATGCGTTAAGCCCGTCAGGCGCGAGGAGCTTGAGGGCGAGATCGTCAAGGCGCTGCGGGCTCTTCTGCAAGACCGCGAGGAGGCCTTGAGGATAGCCCGCATGGTGGCGGAAAGCTCGGACGGGGCAGAGGTGGCGGCGAGGCGCAAGCAGGCCGCCCAGTCGCTCTCAGCCGCCGAGCGCGGGCTTCGCAACATCTTGAACGCCATCGAGCAGGGTATCATCGCGCCCGGCGCGAAGGAGCGCATAGCGGAGCTTGAGCACCAGCGCGACCGCGCCAAGCTCGACCTTGAGGCGATCAGGGACGATCAGATAGACCCCGAGCGGCTGGCCGACTTCCTGCAATGCGGCTCCGCCCTGGACGACGCGACTCTGTTGAAGGCGTTCGTCTACCAGGCGAGCGTGAGCGACGAAGAGTGCATAGTGACGCTGAACTACGACGTGGAAAGCAACGAACCCGCCAGACTGGACGTCCAACGGGTTCGTACAAAATGCAAATGGTGCCCCCAGCGGGATTCGAACCCGCGATATCCACCTTGAAAGGGTGGCGTCCTTGGCCGCTAGACGATGGGGACAGCGGGAAAGAGTATAGCAGACTTTTTTAGCCGTTCACATATCGTTGGCAAACTGAAAAACCACCACATAGGAGCTGGCTCTCTATCCCGATCTTCAAACATCTCAACCTGTAACATCTGGGCTGATAAATCGGCTCTATGTGTTACAGATCGAGACAAAAGGCAGGCGTCGGGACGAACATCTCATTCTGTAACAGTAAGACGACTTTTAACGGTCTAGATGTTACAGATTGAGACAAACCGCTGGGACGGGTCAAACCACCACAAAGGTGTCTATCCCTTTGTGGCGGTTGGGGCGTTAGGGGAGGAGCTTCATGGCGGCGTCGTGGGCGGCGTGCTCGTAGGTGTCGTCGAGGGGTTTGAGCGGCAGCAGGGCTGTGGCCTGCGCATCGCCGCGGCGCTCGAGGGCGTGCGCGATCAGCCAGTCGGCGAGTTCGGGGTTCTTGGGCAGCGCCGGCCCGTGCAGGTACGTGCCGATGACGCCCTTGTAGATCAGACCCTCAAGGCCATCATCGCCGTTGTTGCCGGTGCCCGTGACGACGGACGTTCCGAGCGGCTTGGCCTCTGCATCGAGCAGGGTGCGGCCGCCGTGGTTCTCGAATCCCACAAAGGGCTCGGGTGCCAGGTCGGTCCTGACGGCGACGTTGCCGATCAGGCGATCGGAGCCGCGTACGGTTTCGGCGGCAATGACCCCCAGACCCTCGATGCGATCCTCGCCCATATAGTACGAACGGCCGAGCAACTGATAGCTGCCACAGATGGCAAGCAGTGTGCCGCCGTCCTCAACATAGGCCGCGACCTTGTCTTTTTGGGCGAGCAGCTCGTGTGCCACGGCTAGCTGGTCGCGGTCGGAGCCACCGCCCATCATGACGATGTCGGCGTCGGTGAGATCGAGCGACTCGCCCATACGGACCTCGTCTACACGCGCGGGAATGCCACGCCAGGCGCAACGGCGCTCGAGCGCGATAACATTGCCGCCGTCGCCGTAGAGGTTAAGGGCATCGGGATACAGGTAGACGATGCGCAGCGGGCGCGAAAGCTCGACTGGCGCGATACCGACAGGAAGAGCGCTGCCGTCGGCACGGGCTACGGCGCGCCCAGCAACAGCGTCGGCGGTGGCGCCTTTCAGCCCGTCGAGCTCCTTGACCAGCGGCGGGAAGGCCGTGTAGTTGGCGACGGCGTAGAAGGTGTCATCGGCGGCCTCGTCTGCCACGGCGCCAATTGCCTGCGCGACGTCCGAGATAATCGCGGCATCGATGCCGGCGTACTTGAGGCGCACCTGCATGTCGTGCGCGCGCGTGCCTCCGGCAAAGGCGACAAGACCCGGCGTGTCGGCGATGCGCTCAAAGTCGACGTCGTAGATCCACGATACATCGTGGCCGTCGGCATCGTTATCGTTGAGGAAGAAAGCGCAGAGTCTGCCGCCTGCCGTCTTGATGGACTGGATTTGTCGATCGAAGCCTACGGGATTCTTAGCCAGGTTTGCCTCGACGGTACGGCCGGCGATCTCCCAGCGGCCCATACGTCCGCCGGCGGGGACGTAGGCATCGAGCGTAGGCTGTAGAAACGCCGTGTCCACGCCCAACTCGCGTGCGGCAAAGAAGGCGGCGGCAACGTTATAGACCATGTACAGACCGTTGTAGCGTGTGGCGATGTGTACGGCAGCCGCGTCGGGCGCAGATCCAAAGACCAGGTCGAAGCCGTAGCCGTCGCAGCCGAGCTTCACGCCCGTCACACGGCGGACCAGTGCGGGGCGTGCCCAACCGCACGAGGGGCAATGGTATGCGCCAAGCTGGCCGTATTGCACGTAGTCGTACTCCAACGGGGCGTTGCACTGCGAGCAAAAGCGCGAGTCGCTAATGCGGTCGGACTCGGTGTCGGTGGCGCCGTCGATGCCAAAGGCAATACTCGCATTGGGAACGCGCGCGGCAATCGAGGCGCACAGCGGGTCGTCGGCGTTGTAGATGAGCGTCGTTGCCGGCGAAAGCTCCAACGCGTGGGCGATGACCTCCTGGGTGTGATCGATCTCGCCATAGCGATCTAGCTGGTCGCGGAACAGGTTGAGCAGCACAAAGTACGTCGGCTTGAGCTTGGGCAGAACGCGTACGGTGTAAAGCTCATCGCACTCAAAAACGCCCACGCGCTTGCCGCTGCTGGTGTGTTTAAGGCCGCCGCGGGCCTCGAGCAGAGCACCTACCACACCAGGCTCCATATTGTTGCCGGCACGGTTGCACACCACGGCAGCACCGCTGGCAGCAACGGCGTCGGCGATGAGGTTGGAAGTGGTGGTCTTGCCGTTGGTGCCGGTGATTACCACGCTGCGGTCGACAAGGCCTGCGAGGTCGCTTAGCAGCTCGGGGTCGATCTTCATGGCGATGCGGCCGGGGAGTACGCCGCCCTGGCGCTTAAGGACGGAGCGCAGTCCCCAGCGAGCGATATCGCTCGAGGTGCAGGCAAGAGATGAGCGGAGGTTCATGAAACCGTTCCTAACGTAAACGACATGGTCGGGTCGAGTGCGTCACTAAAAACCGTAGCGGCGCGCAAATTCCTGGGCAAGCTGCGACACGTCTTCGCAGGCATTGGCCCAGGGGGCAAAGTCGGGAGTGTCCGAGATGATGCCGTCCGCTTCCCAAACGGCCTGGTGCGAAAGATCCCAGGGATCGCGTGGCTCGGGCCGGCAGGGAAGGTACGGTGTCTGGTACATGGGGTTCAGTAAGAAGAACGCGCCGCCCTCGCAGCGGTTGGCAAACTCACGCAGCGCGCGTGTCGCCGGGCGCATCTTGTTCGTTTTGAACAGCAAGATCGTGCGGGCGAGCAGGTACCAGGGGGAGTTCTCGAGGGTATCGGCCCCCATCTGCTCCTCGAGCTGGTGGGCCAGGGCAAAAAAGCCGTCCTGGTCTTCCAGGCGAGCGAGGGCGAGCAACACGGTGCCTGCGGCTCGGGTGGGGTAGCCTTCCGCCTTAAGAACACGGCGGGCGTAGTTGGCGGCAGCACGGTAACGAGCGCTCGCCATGCACAGCTGCGAGATGGCCTCGAATGTGTGAAGCCACCCGATAAGAGCCGGCTCGCTCACGGTAAGGTCTGCTGCGGTGGCACCGTCGGTCAAAACATTATTGGCCCAGTAGTGCGGGGCTTCCATGTCGAACCCGGGCACGCTTTGCTGCAGGTAATCGGCCGTGGTCGCCTCGAGCTTCATAAGGTCGCCCAGGCAGGCGTCAACGGGCGTGTCGGCCAGGATGATGGCGAGCAGCTGGGCATCGAGGACATGCGCATCGATGCGGACGATCTTGAGCAGCTCATCGCGCATATCGTCGAACAGGCGGTTGCGCGTCTGTTCAAACTCCTCATCGCTGCCCATGTCCTCGATCCGATGGAGCTCGTCGAGCAGGTGGCGGTGAACGCCGGCATAGGACAGCAGCGCCTGGGCATGCTCGGACTGCGCATACTTTTGGGGATTCGCGCTAATGTCGTTATGGACAAGCTCGCGTGCTGCATCGGTGAGCTCGGGGTGCGACGCCAGGTAGGTGCGCTCCAGGTAGGCGGGGATGTAGACGCTCGGATCCATTAGAGGTCTCCTCCCTTAAACGGCAAACCCTGCTCGGCCGCCCGCAGTATGCGCTCATCGATTTGGGAACGCACGATATCGTTGGTGGCGACCCAGGCAGCAAAGCTGGCGTTGTCGGGGGCGCCCAGGCCCTCCTGCAGTACCGGCGTCGCCTCGGACAGCGCGAGGACAAGCTCGTCGGTGGAGCCCACGCCCACGTTGACGCGGGCATAGACGCCATCGGGAAACTCGGTTTGGAAGTAGAGCGCCTCGGCCGCGTGCGGGCACGAGCGTGCGAGGATGCGCAAATAGTGCTCGGCGCCCTCGTAGTCCAGCTCGCGCCAGGCAGCGCTCATCAGCGCGATGAGCGTCCACGGGTCCAAGTCGCGCTCCGCATCCTTGGGACGACGGCGCAGCGGCGTGTTGGCGAGATAGGGGACGGAGTGGGCAGAGCGAAAGCGCTTGAGCTCCTCGGCGGGGTATTCGAGCTTTGCCATGGCGAGCATCGCGGTGTGGCGGACACCAGCGGGGTCGTTGGGCGCAAAGTCGAGGCTGCGGTTTGCGGCTTCGAGCGACATGCGATAGCGGCCGCTAATGAGCGCGCGTGACGCAAGGGCGGCAAGCCAGCGCAGATAGGGGCGGCGCGTAAGGTCGCCTGCGGCCTCACGCTCGTAGGGGTCCTGCGCCGAGGCGATTTTGAGCGCCAGGTCATGCTCGACTTCATCGCGCTTGGATGCCAAGTACTGTACGTATTCCTCGTTGGAGCTGGCGGTGAGGGCGGTCAGCATGCGCTGGGCATCCCAGTTGGTCGGATCGAGCGCGGCTGCCTCGCGGAGCATGTTCTCGGCAGCTGCCTCTTCCTGCTCTGCCTGGGTATCGTCAGGGATAAAGGGAATGCGGTAGTCGACGGCCTCGACCACCTTGGCAATCAGATGTCCGGCGCGGTCGCGGTCGTGCACGATGAGCGGTGCGGGGTTGCGGGTGAATTGTTCCATCAGACGCTCTACGGCGGCACCGTCGGTGAGCGGGATATTGTCGCGGCGCAAGGCCTCAAGAACGAGGCGATGGCAATCCTCTTGAATGGGATCGAATGCCATGGGGCCTCCTTTGCTGCGGTTAGGGTTCAAATGTTTCTATATAAGGTTCTAGTTTACCCGCATGTGGCACACCGGGGGTGCCGCACTTGGACTTGCACCTTTGCACCACGAAGACGGATGTCGCACAAATGTCGGCACCTTGGACGACCGAGTGGTATCACGGTGCCGCAAACGGTCGATTTTTGGCGGCGAACGGTGCATATTTTGGAGGGGCATGGTCCTGCCCGGGATATGTAGTCAACCTTGATAAAACGTTTGCCCAGCTTGGGAGTATGAATGCCGCACAAGGGTCTTCAGGGATAGAAAAAACGTTTCATCATTGGCGGCTTTAGGTGAATAACTGACCAACCAGAACGGTAAAATAGTGTTTGTCTGAGCGTTGAGACGTTTAGACATCGCGCATTGTCATCGCCGGCAACGCGCAAACCGGTCCTAACGGAGCCAATTGGGTGCTCCGTTATATACGCAAGTCTAAGAGGGGCTTGTTTAGGAGGCACAGTATGGGACGTTTTACCAATCCTCGCGATCTGTACTTTGGTGAGGGCGCTCGCCACGAGGTGAAGAACCTCAAGGGTAAGAAGGCCATCATCGTTTCTGGCGGCAGCTCTATGCGCCGCGGCGGGTTCCTGCAGGACGTTGAGGCCGACCTCAAAGAGGCCGGCATGGAGGTCAAGCTGTTCGAGGGCGTCGAGTCCGATCCCTCCATCGAGACCGTCATGAAGGGCGCAGCCGCTATGCGCGACTTCGAGCCCGACTGGATCGTTGCTATCGGCGGCGGTTCGCCCATCGATGCTGCTAAGGCCATGTGGGTCTTCTACGAGTATCCCGAGGAGTCCTTCGACAACATTATCCAGCCGTTCAGCTTCCCCGAGCTGCGTCAGAAGGCTCACTTCTGCGCCATTTCCTCTACCTCCGGCACTGCTACCGAGGTCACCGCATTCTCCGTCATTACCGACTACGCCAAGGGCATCAAGTACCCGCTGGCCGACTTCAACATCACCCCTGATGTCGCCATCGTCGACCCCGAGCTCACCTACACCATGCCCGCCAAGCTGTGCGCTCACACCGGCATGGATGCTCTGACCCACTGCATGGAGGCCTACGTTTCCACCTGCGCCTCTATGTTCACCGACGCCAACGCTCTGCACGGCATCCGCGAGATCGTCGAGTGGCTGCCCAAGTCCTATGCTGGCGACCATGAGGCCCGTCAGCACATGCACGAGGCTCAGTGCATCGCCGGTATCGCCTTCTCCTCGGGCCTGCTCGGCATCGTTCACTCCATGGCTCACAAGACCGGTGCTGCCTTCGAGAACGGCCACATCATCCACGGTGCCGCTAACGCCATGTACCTGGGCAAGGTCATCCAGTGGAACTCCAAGGATCCCCGTGCTGCCGAGCGTTACGCTTACGTGGCCAAGGAGATCCTGCACCTTCCCGGCGAGACCAACGAGGAGCTCATCGCTGCGCTCGTCCAGAAGATCCGCGACCTCAACGACCAGCTCAACATTCCGCAGTCCATCAAGGATTACGCGAATGGTGGCGTGAAGGTCGACGCCGAGAACCCGCAGATGGTTTCCGAGGAGGAGTTCCTCGCCAAGCTGCCCGAGATTGCCGCGAACGCCGAGCAGGACGCCTGCACGCCCGAGAACCCGCGTGAGACCAAGGCTGCCGACTTCGAGAAGATCCTCAAGGCCTGCTACTACGACACCGACATCGATTTCTAATCGACTCTTGTTATCGTAACGAGGGGCTCCGCACGTATCTGTACGGAGCCCCTTTCTTTTTTCTTTTAGAGAATGGGATAGTTATGGCTGCAATTTTCAATAGCCCCAGCAAGTACATCCAGGGTCCGGACGAGCTGGCCAAGCTCGGCTCCTATGTCGAGCCGCTCGGCGCTAAGGCCCTCGTCATCGTGACGCCTTCGGGCAAGAAGCGCGTCGGTGCCAAGATCGAGGGCGGCTTTGCCGAGGCTAAGGCCGAGCTGCTGTTTGAGGATTTTAACGGCGAGTGCTCCAAGGGCGAGGTCGATCGCCTGGTTGCGCTCGCTCGCGACAACGGTTGCGATATCGTCGTCGGCGTCGGTGGCGGCAAGATCCTCGACACCGCGAAGGCCGTCGCCTACTACCTGGAGTCCCCGGTTATCATTTGCCCCACCATCGCCTCGACTGATGCACCGTGCTCGGCACTTTCGGTGCTTTATACCGATGACGGCCAGTTCGACAAGTACCTCTTCCTTAAGGCAAACCCCAATATTGTCCTTATGGATACGACGGTTATCGCGGCGAGCCCGGTGCGCCTGACGGTTTCCGGCATGGGCGATGCGCTCGCAACCTATTTCGAGGCCCAGGCAACGCACGATGCCGACGGCGGCACCTGCGCTGGCGGCAAGGGCGGCATGGCCGGTCTGGCGCTTGCCAAGCTCTGCTACGAGACGCTTATGGCCGATGGCGTTAAGGCCAAGGTTGCGCTGGAGAAGGGTGCGCTCACGCCTGCCGTCGAGCATATCATCGAGGCAAACACGCTGCTCTCCGGCATCGGCTTTGAGAGCTCGGGCCTTGCTGCTGCTCATGCCATCCACAATGGCCTGACGATGCTGCCCGAGTGCCACGGCATGTATCACGGCGAGAAGGTCGCCTTTGGCACTATCGTCCAGCTGGTACTCGAGGATGCTCCGACTGAGAAACTCGAGGAAGTCTTGGGCTTCTGCATTGAGCTGGGCCTGCCGGTCACGATGAAGGAACTTGGCGTTGCCGAGCTTACGCGCGAGCAGGCCATGATTGTTGCCGAGGCCGCCTGCGCACCCGATGACACCATGTGCAACATGCCGTTTGAGGTGACGCCCGAGATGGTTGCAAACGCCATTCTGGGTGCCGACGCACTGGGTCACTACTATCTCATGGATGAGTAAATCAAGCTAAGGAAGGGGCAAAGCCAACAGATGGCTTTGCCCCTTTTTGCTATGGTGCAAAGGGGTCAGGTTACTTTGCACCAATCGTTGTTTGATGAAGGGCGGATTCTCGTATGGCGCTTCCTGTGGTTTACGGCGGTCCCGGCCGGTATGTTCAGGGGCCGGGCGAACTGTCGCGTCAAGGCAAGTATTTGTCATGGTTGGGCTGCGCTGCCTATGTCTTGTTTGACCGGGGCACCGAGGATCGGCTGTGCAGGCAGATCGTCGATGGATTTCTGGACGAAGATCTAAGCGAGCCGTTCTTTAAGATTTATGACGGTCCGTGTACGGAAGAGGCCGTTGTCGAAATGGCTAAGGAAGCCCAGGCCGAGTATTGCGACATGGTGGTGGGTATTGGCGGCGGCAAGATGCTCGATATCGCCAAGGCCGTTGCGTTTTATGCCGAGTTGCCGTTGTGCGTATGCCCCACGGCGGCTTCGATGGACGGTCCGTGCAGCGCGATTTCGGTGTTGTATCACGAGGATGGGTCGTTCGACCGCTACCTGATGCTCGAGAAGAATCCAGACCTAGTTGTGGTCGATACCAACGTGCTCGCGGCAGCCCCGCTGCGTATGACGGTCGCTGGTATGGGCGATGCGCTGGCAACGTACTTCGAGGCGCGTTCGTGCGCCGCGGCGCATGGCGCCAACGAGCACGGTGGCGCGCCGGGACACTTGGCCTTGGTTGCGGCTCGTGCCTGCTATGACACACTCATGGAGTGCGGCGTCGCTGCCAAGCGCGATCTCAAAAAGGGCCGTACATCGCCAGCGGTTGAGCGCCTGATCGAGTGCAATATTCTGCTCTCGGGTGTTGGCTTTGAGAGTGGTGGCCTAGCGCTTGCCCATGCCATAGCCAACGGCCTGACGATTCTGCCCGAGTGCAAGGCCATGCATGGTGAGGCCGTGGCATTTGGCCTGGTGGTGCAGCTGCGCCTGGAGCGTGCGCCCGAGCTTGATCAGGTACTCGAGTTTTGCCAGCGCGTCGGTCTGCCGACGACGCTCGAGGAGCTGGGCCTTGACGAGATTTCCGATGCCGACCTGATGAGCATTGCAGATGCGGCCTTTAGAAACGAACGCAATATGGCTAACGAACAGGCCAAGGTGACCAGACAAAAGCTCGTGCAGCTCATGCGCGAGGCATAGCTAGGCGCTTGATCGACCTTGTGCAATCGAGGCGGCGATAGGCATAGGCTATTTGCCTCAAAGGTGCGCCGCGTGTAATTTGCCCGAGGCGTGGGCCGATAGCGTATCATTATCTCTTGCTTGTTTGCACTGCTC